ACCGCCTGTAGAAATGAGGGTACACATTAAAACTCCATTGGTTGTATAAATTGCGAATTTTGGAGTCTTGAACAAGGTTTCGTCATTAACCACGTAATGTGAACCTAAGCATATTCCTGCAGTATCACCACTCGGATTAAGTGTTATCTTAATTTTACTTCCTCTTTTAGCACCACCATAATTGTTGATAAAACTGTAATGAATACCACTAGAAGCGCCTGCCACCAATGAATATAAACTGTTATCGACAATCTTATTACGACTTGATGTGCTTGCTGCCGCTTTACTACTAATTGATTTTTGATTATCTGCTATTTCTACCTCTAACGAGGAAAGGAATATATCGTTAGATGAGCCGCTATTTTCTATAATCAATGTGTGTAACCCGTATGGAAGTTCGGTAATATAAAAACGCTCATCCCAAAAAATATCTGATGTGGCTGTTGTTGTCCTTCTTGTGAAATCACTATTAAGTGGTACACAGTTTTTAATTGCATCATCCACTGTAACTTTAGTTGAAATTGCTGGAGCAGGTACGTTTGTTCCTGTTGGGCATCTTAAATACACTTTAGCTCCAGGAGCATCTATGAAAATATTAACAGTAGCCTTTGCGCCTGGCTTTAATATTACGTTTCGCACTTGTGGGTTATTAGACATTGCGTAATAACTATATGTTCCAGCAAATTGCCAAGCTGCGTCGTAAGTATTGATGTTTGTATCTTTATCGATGAGGATGTTTACATTACACAACCGTTTTGCAAAAACCATATTAGCGAATCGTTGATAATATGAGTCCACAAAATGCAAGTCGTCACCAAAAATATCAGTCCAGCGTTTATTTGAAAAGCGCATATCTTTATTAACAGCATCAAATGTATTTACAAAATCAGCATTAAACTGTAGTGCAATTTCACCTGCTGCTTTTACGTACTCCAATATCCGATTTCTATTTATTAAATCACCACCACCACTAGTACGGTAGTAAGGAGTAGGTGATAACAACACGAATGCGGAGTTAATCTTAGTAAGGATTAACCTTAGATTCTCCTTATATTGAGAGACATCTACACCTTGTAGGTTATCGTTTATTCCAGCCATTACAATCGTCAAATGAGGAGCGTGCCTAGTAACATTCAATATATTACTATCAGAAGCTAGACCCGCACTAGTTATACTAGATACCCCCTCATTGTAAACAGTAATATTATTGTTGTTGTAATATTTGCGTAACACCTTTTGCAATGTCTCTGGGTATGGATTAGCTGTTTTTACTCCTGTGCCGGGTGTGTATCCAAATGTCATGCTATCGCCATAGCAGACGACAATAACTGCGTCACCATTTATCATTCGTTTTATCACATTCGATACTGCCCTGCTTCTTGTAGCGTCATCCAGTTCAGTCTTAGTATCCGCCAACTGTTCATCAAGACCGTTAAGTCTTTCGCCAAGTACCGGAGCGCCTCCTCGCGCATCTACGATTTCCGTGTTACTATCGCCAGCCTGCGCTACAATCTCCGATATACGCGAATCCGTCTTATCAATCGCTTCTTTAACGCTTGCTGCCGGTACGTTCCCGTTATACGTAATCGCATCGGCCGCGTGCGCCTGTTCCGACGCTTTGTGTCCGACGATTTCCGCATTCACGTTCGTTATGTTCTTATTTACTTCCGGATACATCACGCGTAACGTCATATCCCCGGTTAACTGCTTAATCTCCGCCATCTATCCGTTCCCCCTTCGCTATGTCTGCGTTATATTCACGTTAAAACGGCAAGTATCTATATCCGCTAAGTTATAGATACTTCGCACGAAACTCGAAACTCACCGTACAGTTAAGCGCCGCGCCTCCGATAGTTACCGTGTTATTACCCGGCTCCAACGTTACGAAATCGCCCGTTACGTTTCCGAGTACGGATACACCGTCTATTCGCGCCGTTTCCCGTTCGCCATCGATAACGAGTGTCTTTCCGGCCGCCGCGGCATTATACGTAAGTCCGGCTATACTTATCGTCGTCCAACTACCAGTTATTACGATGCGTGGACGAATATCTTCGTAGCCCCAATTATTCACCGTAACAGTCTGCGGACTATTAACCGTAAATGACCACGCGGCATCGAGCGTAATTTCTTCGTCCAATACAACGTCCGAGTCGAGAATAACGTCGTCTGATTCCGTCGTTGAATACGAATATGGATCGGCCGCCTTAAACGTAACGCGAATTTCGCCATATTTACCGATTTGCTCAACCGCCATACTTCCCGTTAGCTTGGCGTTAAAAAAGCGGTCGGGCACGTCGTCAAATACGAGTTCGCCCGGCCCTTTGGGCTTAAGCCACGATAAAATTTGCGACTGCCGCCGCTTAAAACTCCGCTCGTCCGGATCAATATCGAATACGACTTCGATTTCCCGTTTACCGAGTTCCGTACCATAATCGATAACGCCGTCAAGCCCCGCGACCGTATCTTCGTTTTCGCGGAGCTGTGGGCTTCCTACGTTATAGCGGAGTAGGCGCGCGCCAAACTCCGAACAGTGCCGTCCTTTGTACGTAAAGCCATAAGACTGTTCCGTCAAGTCCGCCTACTCCCCTTTCATATATTGATTACGTAGCATATCCGCGACTAAATCGTTACCGGTACGTCCGAGCGCACGCATATCGATTTCGTCTTCCATCGTTGCTTCACCGATTTCAAGACCGACGACTTTCTCAACGTTAACGACCGTCCCACCACCGGATCTAGCCGCTAACAACGAATCAAGCTGTCCTGGCGTAAATACGTATTCGGTATCACGTAATATTGCCGCAAGTTCGTCCGGCATCAAACGGTCGGATAGACTAAACGTTTGCCCCGTCGCACCGTCACGTCCCGTATGGAATAACGGTACGCCCGACTTGTCCGACCACTTACCGCCGTTATACGAAGCGCCTATCGACTGCCCTAACACTTGGTTCTCGGCTGCTAAACGTTGCTTGCCTGCCGCGTCCGCCGTATGCCACGCTTTCGCGTTCGCCGACATTTGCGCGACTACCGATGAGTTTCCGCTTGGCGATGACGATTGTAGCGATGCCATGTCCGATTGGAACTTCGCCATTTCCGCGATGATCTTCTGATTCGTAGTCGTGAACGCTTTGAATCGTGCATCCTCCGTTAATTCGTACATACGAATCATGTCGCCGTTAAAGTTGTCCGCCGCTTCTTTAATATCGTCGTACCACGATTCGATATCCTCTTTCTGTTCCTCCAACGCATCGAGCTTCGCGTCTCGTTCATCTTCGAGGGCCCGTTTCGTATCCTCGACGTCCATTTTACGAAGCTGTTCGAGTAACTCCGCGTAATACTTCTGCCCGCGTTCAGACGTTGCATATCGATATTTTTCCGCCTCGGCTTCGATTTCAGCACGCTCGCGGCCCCGTTCGCCATCGTCAATCTGACGAAGTAGATCATCGTAATACTTCTGCGTCGCGCGTTTCTTTTCGTCGAGCGCCGATAGTTCCGCTTTTTTCTGCGCTTCAATCGCCTTTAGTGCGTCCTTAACGTATTCCTTCTGCTTATCGGCGATTTCCTTCGCTAGTTTCTCGTCCTGTTTACGTAGAGCCATACGTGCTTCATACATCGCTTTGTCGGCCCGCTTGTAATAGTCGGAGTCCTTATCGTAGCGGTTCCGTACGCGAGTCCAGGCTTCGAGCTGCATCTTCGTAATTTCCTCTTCCGACCGGCCTGCTTCCGTCATCTTCCGCGTCTGCATTTCGATCCATTCCGCCGAAGCTTCGTATCCAGCGCGCGCCTTCGCCTCCGCGTCCTTTGCCGCCTGTTCAGCCGCTTTCGCACGTGCGTTTTCCATCTGCTCAACGACACGCTGACGACGACTTTCCGCGTCAATCCATATGTCATCGTATTTCTTATATTGATTCGCTAGGCGAGCGAGTGTGTCCGCTTCCTGCTGCTCCGTTAAATCACCGAGTAATCGACGAATCTCCAATTGCTTTAGCGCGGCACGATATGCGTCGTTTGCGATTTCCTCCGCCGTTTTCTGCTTGGCCGTCTTTTCCTTTTTTGTCTTATCCTTGCCCGGCGTAAACAAATCTTTCGAACCGGACGAACCCGTACTACTAGCTAATTCACGCCATGTACCGTTATCAATCGCGTTAATTTCGGTCTGCAACGCACTAATATCGCTAAGTTGTCGATTAATCTCCGATTGTTTATCGTCAGCCGCTTGTGCTGCCGCCTGTCGCATTCGGTCACCGAATAAGTCGTTACCTTCGATCCACTCCGGCTTTTCCGATACTGCAACCGCTCGTAATGCCTTAATCTGCGCTTCTGCCGCCGCGACCGCCGCTTGTGCTGTACGAACCTTTGACGCTTTGATTTCGCGCTCTGCCGCAAGTGCCGCTTCTACCGTATCTTGCTCTGCCGCTATTATGCCGCGCAGTAACGATTCATTAACGATAAGTAGTCGTCCTTGCTCGTCAAGCTCCGTATGTAGCTCCGGATACTTTTCTGTAAGCTGTCCGACAACCGACGTTAATTCTCCGGTCTGTTCCTTTGTTAGCGACTCTTGTCGTGCAAGCTCCGCGTACCTTCCTGCGAGCGT